GTAGCACACCAGCATCGCTTTGATTTGTTACGTTTCTATCTGCAATGATAGGTGTATTAAGCAAGTGATTAGGTATCTTGTCATACTTATTTAGAGCTTCCTGCTTGCTTTCGCAACCCATCAAGCACATAAGAAACACTAAGGTTAAGAGCGTTAGACATATCCTTTTTATCCTCATTTAGCACCCTTTCTTTAACTTTATTTGTTTTTAGCTCTAAAGCTTGTTTTTGTTTGCTGGCTTTTTCTATAACATCAAGCTTAAGAGATATGAGCCTATCTTGCTCGTTTATCTCATCTTTTAGCCTAAGGTTGATCTTATCGCTAGCACTTAATCTCTCTTTGGTAACGCTTAGCTCATTATCTAAGCTTTGGTATCTGTACCCAAGAAATAGAGTTATAAGCAGCAAGAAGCCACTAAGATATAAACTAGGACTTAGCATTATTACTCCCTCGCACTCTCTTAAATGGATTAATCGCCCACACGCTCTTAAGATACTCTTTGTCATCTGGCTGCATAAATGTATCTTTGTTGTATTCGTTCATCTCTGCCACGTCGAGTAGCTTCCAGCCTACATAAATACGACAATAAAAGCCACTTAAAAAGCCTTTGTATCGGACTACTTTATAAAGTCCGAAACGAGTGCGACCATTTTTAAGCTTACAAGTAACTTTGCAAAAGTCACTTATCACTCCGCCGTTGCTTGTGACTTTGATATTGCCTTGCACTCTTACGCTTGATGGCTCTATTTCGCTCACTTTTACACCGTTTATTCTGCTTGAAAAGTAGCCTATGCGGTTTCTATATAGCCACCTTAACCTTGCAAAATACGTCCTATTTTTACCGTCTGGGTAATGTTCTTTACGCCAGCCGCTATCGCCGTTTATCGCCGAGTTTTCGCCGTCGTAGTAGTCGCTTGCGTCCTCAAAGTATCGCGCCCACTTTGGTAAGCGATCACTTTGCTTATCACAAAATAGTAGAGCAATAGGTACTATCAAATAGCCAAGTATCTCGAGCGGCAACTCAATAGCTATAATGCAAAAGAGTTGCAAAAGCTCTTTAAATTTAAGCATTACTCGTCCTTTTTATCTTTTGGCTTTTCTTGCTCTTTTTCTTTATATTTAGGACTTTTGGGACATCCATCCCAAGTGCAATTCCCATCTTTAAGCTTGCTCGCACACACTTCACATCTTTTTACTCTTGCTCTCATTTCTTATCCTTTTGTGTTGGTCTAGTTTGAACCACATCTGTGAATTCGTCTTTGTCTAAGTACCAGAATGGTTTTTTACCGTCTGGGTATTGCATTTTGGCAAAGTCGTCAGGATGTATCGCCAGATGGCTAAACACTCTTAAAATGTTTGTCATGTTGCTATTGTCCCAGCCCTCGCATTTTCTAGCACGCAAAAAGATCACGATAGGACATAGCAAAACGCCTAAAATTAACGACAATACGCAGATTAAAAAATAGCTCATTTTTTTCTCCTATATAGGTAAGTTCATTTTCCATATTATGTATCCTAAGCATATTAGGACACCTACAGTTAGTGATATTCCACAAGCTATTATGTAACTCACTTTAGCCCCTCTCTTTGAATTATTAATTCCTTATACTCCGCCCTTAAGTTTTCAAGTACGGCGTTATTACCGATAATTAGGGCGTGGCGTATATAGTTTTCGCACTCGGCGATCTCAGCTTCAATTTCCGATAGTTGCTTTATTTTTTCATCTACATTTGGAGCTAGAAGTTTGCTTGCTTCTTCGTCGCTTATTGGTGTTAGCCCTAGCTCTTTTATTCTTTGATTTAGCAGTTCTTGGCTTATGTCATCATCATAAGCATAAACTTCATTATTTTTATTTTTGTATCGTTTCATTTTTACTCCTATCTTAGTTCAAACCATTTCTCGATTGTAGAGTTGTATATATTGGTGAGTTTGTACCTTGCACCTGGTGGAACTATAAAAGTCATTGCTGTATTAGTGTATTGACCTCCAGTACCAGTACCAGCACCAGCTATCACGACATCATTTACGTTTGCCTGGATATACGATGCTGTTTGAGGATTTACCTCTACAAAAACAGCAATTGGCTTGCCTGTTGTGTTTTCATAGTTTTCATTTATTTGTTTGATATTTTTAACATCAATATATGTTTGCCCTACGCCTAATCCTTTCTGATTACTGTTCACAAACTCTTTTACAGCTTTCTCAGTAACAGCCGCATCTTCCTGCTGTGCTGTTATAGAGTTTTTTAGCTTTGTGATGCCTGCTTTTGTTTCGGTCGCGATGTCTTCCTTTGCTACAAATTTATTGTCACTCTCAGGTTTGGTGTATGCGTCTATCTTGTCGTCTTTATTCAAAAAAGTCTGCTCGCACCACTCTTTACTGGCTATAACATGCCATATTTCTTTATTTTCACTAGGATTTTTATTTGTGTTTTGGCTTTTTGCGATATAGATATTTCCATTTAGGCTCACAACTGCTCCGATCGGATACTCTAAATCCTTATCCCACTCACTAACGCCTCGCTGTAATTGATAGGCTAGTGACTTATCCACACGATTAAAAGCGGCGTTAAAATACTCCATAGGTGGGATAAAACCTAAATTCTCGGTTACACCCCAGCCTCTTTTGATGTTTGGGAACTCTACTATTTCGCCGTCTTTTGCATCGCTGGCGAAAATCTCATTTTTCGGTTTTTCGTAAATCATTACTGCTCCTTATATATTCTTGCAAACTTGCCAACACCAAAGGCTAAGTTGGCTTTATTTTGCTCGAAGCCAAAGCATTTTTTGTCAGCGATTAGTATCACGTTTAGCCCTACACCTATTGGGCGAGCTAAAATATCGTTTTTAAAAATTAGGTTTATTAAAAATTGTGTTGTCTTGGCATTTTTCAAGACTAAATTTAGGGTCATATCGTAATTGTCAAATATGAAGTTGCCAGCCCCTAATAAAAACTCTAGCGACTTGTAGCTATTCTCTAGCGTGCCAGTTTGGTAGTTCTTGATAATTTTTGCTTTTATTAAAAATCTATAATCGCTATCGTTGAGATAAAAACTACCCTTTAAAGAATTGCCTAAGCGGTAAAATTCGCCCTTATTAAAACCTTGTTTTTTCTCGGTTTGGGTAAAGGCGAAAAAATCTTTTAATATTAGGTTTTGTTGCTCTCTACTCACGCCTACATGGCGACCGATCAAATCTAAAGCGTAACCGCTTGCAGTATCAATATTTAAAATTTCGGCTACTTTTATGGCATCGTCAAAGGTTTTATATGCTTCATCATTTAGAAGCTTTGCGGTCGCTCTAGCTCTTGGCTTTTTGCGATATTGCCAAATCAGTTCAACCATTACACTACCGCCAAATCAATATCGTTTTTATTGATCACACATATCTCACGCATGGCTACTGGTAGGCTTTGCCCTCCGTTTATCTTAAATTGTGTAACCTCAAAGCCTTTAACGTCGTTTATTATGCTATACAAGCGACTAATATAAACATCCTCGCCTATATTAAAAACGTGGTTGGATAGTAGTTCTTTGATTTTATCGGTATTTATATCTGTTATGCCCTCGGTGCGTTTTATACGCAAAAATATTCTAGGGTTTATCTGCGTTGGGCGGTCAAATTTAACCTCACGCTTAGCACCCAAAAACTCAATTTCTAGTTTTGTTTGCCCTTGTACACCGCAGCCGCCTATTTTTTTTCTTAATATCGCCTCGCCTATTGCCGTATCGTCGCCACCTAAAACAATAGCATTTAGGCTATGTGGTTCTACTCCGTTGGCGTCTGTTTGGTTAGTGTAGTTTTCTAAAACCTTGCATTGTTTTACGCCCTTTAGGTTAAGCAGGTAACTCTCTAGCCCTTGGCGCTCGTCGTTGTTATTTATACTATGACTTTGCATAAATCTAAGCAAAAGATCGCCGTCGCTTTCCTCGTCAGCCCCTAGTATTGAGTTTTGAGCAGCCACTATTCTATCAACGCCTAGGATTATCTCTTGCATTTCTAGCTCATCTTGTTCGTTTAGGATAAATGCGCCCGTTTCTTGGCTAGTTATACTAACGGCTTTTGACCCCTCTGCGCCTAGTGTTACTTCATAGTCGGTTACCCATAAATTGCTATTTTTATCTTTTAAAATTGTGCCTTTTTTGATAATAGTTCCACTAGCTCCGTGTATCATTACGCCACTAGCCCTGCTACAATCCGCTGTTTTTCTTAAAAGCCCTGCATAAGCCACGCGTTGGTCTAGCCACTCGCCTGTTGCTAAATAAGGGTCTAACATTTGAGTGATAAAAGTAAGCACTTGATTGACTTCGCTCAACGCCTCGCCAAATAGCCCAATCATTTGCCCGTCTGGTGTTGATGAGCTTAGCTCTAAATTTTCGCCGTAAATAGCCTTGAAGCCATTTTCTAAACGCTCTTTTATGGTTTCTAATTCGTCGATTATTATTCTATTTTCACTCACTCGCATTTATATATAACCTTTGGCTCTCGTCGTAAATATCCCTATATTGCACCTCAATAGTCGCCCTGCGTTCGTTTGTGTTTATGTTTAAAATTTCCAAACTGCTAACGCCCTCAACGCTTAAGATTTGCCTTTTTATTTCATCTCTCATTTTGTCTGTATTAGGATTTTTTGATAAGTAATTAAACCACCTAACGCCGTTTTCAAAATCCAAAAACCAGTCATTGTAAAGGCTTAAAATTTGTGTTTTCACGTTTTGGGCTATTGCTGCACTATCCGCTTTATGCCCTAGTAGCCAGTCGCCCTCGCTATCTATCGCCCTTACTTTCACTTATTGCCCCTTAGTTTGGTTGTGTAGTTGTGCCGCCACTATCGCCGCCATGTGTATGGTGTTTTAAGCTTACACCACTAGCGATCACATCTTTGGCAGTAATTGTGCCACTACTTACACTATTGCCCTCGACTTGTGAAAAATTACCAACTAGGTTTTTATTTCCTACTTGCTTGTAGTCGCCCGTCTGTTCTATATTACCCTTGATTATGATTTTTCCCTCGGATAGTTTTAGGTAGGTGCTTTTGCTTAGTGTTCGCATGCAAACGCCGTCTAAATCTACATCTTTAACCGCTAAGGGGCGAGGGCTAAAGCCAGTTAAAAAGAAGCCGTCCGAGTAGTCGTGTAGCCTAAAATCTAACGGCTCGCCCTTGCTAGCACTAGCAAACCAGCCGTCAATGCAACGCTCAGCAAATACGCAAAGCCCATGATCGCCCTTTCTTATCGGCGTAGTAATTACAAAATCGCCACCTCTGAAAAATTGCACTGGCACATCATCTATCGGCGGTAATGGTACGCTCACGCCGTCACGTTTTAGCTCGTTTATCATTAGCTCGACTTGCACTGTATTATCGCCTGCGTTAAATTTAAGTACCTTAGCAGGTAGCGCCGTATGCACCCCTGCCTCAAAGCTTAATAATCCGCTATCAAAAATCTGCGTTAAATTTGGATCGTTCATTTTTTCTCTACTTTGTGAAATTTGCCATTTATGGCGATTAATTCCGTTTGCCAAGTATCGTTTAGAAAATCGCCGCTATGCGTTAGCTGGGTTATCTTATAATCGCCGTCGTATTCGCTTAAAATTGATTGTATTCGCACAAGCGAGCCGATATTTAGTTTAGGGTTTAATAAACACGTAACCCTTAGTCCGTCGTCTGTCTTTTCAGGACTATTGATTAAGCCAGTTTTTTCACTCAAAACAAAGCCCTCGCTATCGTTGATTACTTTATCCTTTGGCAAAATGTTTAAATTGCCGTCTAATATATGCCAGTTAGCGTCATTGTTTTTGGCTACGTGCTTTAAATAGTCCTTTATATCGCCGCTTAATACTTTACATCTTGGCAAGGCTTTATCTTTTGGCAAATCTACCACGCCTTGCTTTGAGCTTGACATTGCTTTAACGCACATATTAACTACGTCGCTATCCTTTACGCCAGCTTTTAGCGTTGTGTATAGCCTAGATTTTGAGTAGTCGTTTTGTCCGTCGCCACACTCAATATGCGTGATAAAATCTAAATCATTACGGCTGGTATAAGCCTGCGTTATTTGTCCTGCAAAAATTAATCTTGGCTCGTCATAGCCTGCAAATAATTTCACTTGGTTAAAAATCTTATTGGCTATTTGGTTGCGATTATTAGCGTTTAGGTTATAAATTTCTATTTTGCTAGTGTTTGGCTCTTCGCTTATCGTCTTTTCGATACTAAAACTAATTGCGAGACTATCTATTACTATGCTTTGTTTATTATTGCCTATTTCTAAGCGGTAACGCCTGCCGTATTGCCTCACGTCCTATCCTTCGCTATCTCACTCATCGCTGCGTTAAACTCTTTTTTATCGACGGCGTAAAGTTTCAAGCGTTCGCCTAACTCACTAAAATCTACGCAATTAACGCCGCTTTTTGTGGTATCAACTAGCATTAAAACAAAAGGTAGGTTCTTATTAATAAGGCTTGGTGCATTAACCGCTAAGCCCTTGTTAAAAGCCAAAATTTTATTTGTGTTTAGATCGGTTAAATCAAATTGCCAAACTGCTCCGACCTCGTTATACTTGAGTGTTAGCTCTAGCTCCATATCAAATATATTAAAATTTTGAGTTTGTTTTAACTCATTTTTTGTTGGTATTTCGTAAATCAAAATATATCCTTTAAAAGGCTTGATTTTTTTAGTTTTGGCTCGGTCTTGCCTAAATTTACACCTCTTTTACCTACGTTTAGCCCTTTAGCCGTTTTTGTTTCAACGATAAAAATCTCCTCGAGCGTGAGTGTAACGTCAGCGTATAGGTCGCTTTCAGTAGTTACTTCAATGCTTGTAATTAACATATTCCTATATGTTTTTAACCCAGTTGTCACGATCAAAAACTCGCCGCTCTTTTGCACTTCTAAAAGCTTTTCATATAGGCTTTGTAGTCTATTTTTGGCGGTACTGTTGTCCTTATTTTCTTTTCCGTCAGTTAAAAATGGTGCTATTTCGCGTATTTTCTTATCAACGCCAAAAATCCTAGCGTATCGCATCGCCTCGTTTTTTATATGCTTTACATTGTTGTAGAGTTTGTATGCCTTTTGCGTAAAACGATGAGCAGTTTTTATATATGGCAGGTTAAAACGGACTACTTGCATAATCTCGTCACCCCTAGTTAGCGTTGGCGGCTCATAAGCTACTATTTTACCCTTGATTGTTATTTGCTTCGGCTCTAGCACGGCGTGATCTGCTACATTTGCACCGCTTTCTATAGGATTTTTAGTAGTGCGAAGCGTGCTTTTATTGTTTTCTTGCTCGGTTGCGTCTAGTCTAAACGTGCCTATCTTGCGGCTTGTTACTTCAATCATTAATAGCCGCCTCTTAAATTAGCTTGAGTAAATGCTAGATCGCTTTTTTGCCTATTGTTTATTATTTGGTTGGCCATTTGTGGGTTATTTGTATTTATATTAATAGTTGTTGTAGCTGTTCCGCCGTTATACTGCACCGATCTATTATTATCTGCATATTGTGTAGCCAGCGCTGCTTTTGGCGTATCGTTGCCAAAGCCTAGAAAGCTTTTAGCTCCCTCCCACATATCGCTAGCGGTTTGCCCTATATCAAAATTTTTAACTGCACTTATAATCGGGGCTATATATTCATCGTATTGTTTTTTTATCCATTTAAACGGCACTTCAAACGCCTTAAGGATAGCGTCGCCCACTTCTTGAAAACCTTGCTTTATTAGTTCCCAGTCGCCCGTAAATACGCCATATAATATTTTAAATACGCCGATTATTGCATTAACACTTTCGATAATAAAATTAACAACAAAATCCCAAACTTCTTTAATCGTTGGTTCGATCTCTTTATATAGTGCTATGGCTTTTTTGCCCCACTCGATACAAGGCTTCCAGTAGTCACCAAATAAGCTTTCGCCACCGTCTAAATAGGTCATTAGATCGTCGATTAGTAAAATAAGACCGCCTATTAGCATAATTCCCCAGCCGATAGGGTTGGTTAAAAACGCCGCTAGCATTGCACGTTTAACGACCGCCAAAACACCTACAAGAATTAATAGTGCCGCTTTCCAGCCTATCGTGCTACTTATTACTTTATTTAAAAATCTAAACGTGTTTGTAAATACTTGCCCTAGCTTCAATATCCACTTAAAGACATTAGTTAAACCCTCGACCACTAAAGCCTTATTTGCTCTTAGAAGGTTGTTAAAGCCTTTTAGACTTTGATTGACGACTGGGATTAATTTTATCGCTGTTTGGGCTACTATTGACTGCACCGCCGTTTTTGTTTTTTGTAGTTGATCTTGATACTCTTTTGCTTGATTTATTTCGGCTTGTGTGATATTAAATAATCTATCCTTTTTCTTTGCTAGTTCATCTATATTTTGCAAAGGCACGGTCAAGTAATTTGCTATTAGTCCACTAGCTGCTGTCGCTACTGCACCTATTAGCATAAATTTGCTTCTTATATTGCTTAACTCTTGTTCTAAGTTGGTAGCTGGCTTTTTCTCGGTTAGCTTTTTCGTTTCTTTAGAGGCTTCTTTTGCTTTCTCGCCGACCTTTTCCTCTGCTTCTACCACTTCATGAAAACCTGCAGCGAGTTCCTCGGCTTGCTCTCTAGCTCCCTCACACCAATTTTTTACTTCGTTTTTAAATTGATCTAGTTTTGCCATTAGCTCAGCATTTCTTTCCATGCCAGCTTTTGCCGCATCGCTTATGGGTTGGGCTGTTTGTTTAGCTACACTAGAGATATTTTTTAACCCTTGCTCTATCTGCTTTATCTTGCCACTATCAACGTCAAATCCGATTTTATAAAGAAATTCATCTAATAGCACTATATATCCTTTTAAGGGCATATTAGAGTATTTTTGAGTTGATTTTTCGGCTTGTGTGTAGAAAATAGAGGAGTGAGCCTTATTGTTTTTCTAAGGCTCGACGTTCCTCGTTTAGTAGCTCGATAATAACCTCGTGCATTGCGATACCGTCCTCGAAGTCGTAGACGGTGCGTAGATCGTTTAGCGTGGCGTAACCTTTAACAATCGGTAGCCACGTTATCCAATCTATTTCAAAGTTGCCTTTTACACCTTGTTTAGGTAGGCTGTTATACCCGTTAAGGATTTTGTCCCAGCGGGTAAGAAGTCTAAAAAATGGTATTTTAACCCCTCTAAAATAAGCTGTGCGTAATCGCCTCTATTGGCGTTAAAATGCGTTTCGGCTTGGCTCATATTTCTTAATAATATTTCGCCACCCTCTGCATTTATCACGCTAGTATATTTTAAAATAAAATTTTCTACGCCGCTAAACGCTGCACTGCCTATATTTGCTATTATTTGTCCTACGTCTATATTCACGTCCTCGCCCTGCATTTTAATAGCGTCTTTGGCTAGCCCTAAAAGGCTTTGTAGTTGTGTTTTAGTTTCAAAAAAATTAGCACTTCTTAAAACGTACTTATTTTCGTTTATCATTAGCTCGTATGTTTGCATTAGTTACCAGCTCCATTTTCTAGGCGTTTGCTTATTCTTTCAAAGGCGATTTTAAACTCGGTTGGGTTGTGAGCGTCACCTCTTTTTAGTCCGCCGTCATTTACGAAAAAGCCATTTAGCCCACTTAGCTCATCGCCGTTTAGCGTGTCCTTAAACTCCATTGTCATAGGGCTAAAGCTTTTAAACTCTGTGCGTTGTTGGTTGTAAAGGTCTTGTAAAAATTTACAATCCTCGCTATGTTGTAGAAGTTTTAGGGTTAGCGTGCCGCTTTGGTTGCAACTGCCCGTAAAAACACCCCTACCGCTAGCGCCTATTGTATAGGCTCCTGCATCAGCTGCGTTTTCTATGCTTATTACATCGCTTCCGTCTGCATAAGCGGTTATTTCATAGCCGTTTATTAATAAAACGATCGTATCGTGTTGGTATCTTGCCATTTTAGCCCCTTATCTGTTGTAATTAATTAAAATATCTACGCTGTGTATTGCACCAGCTAGCTTAATAGCCACATTGATAGGCACTGACTTTCTAGCTTCTCGGTCTGCTTGTAGTTGCTCGGTGTAACTAGGGCTAAAAACATAATAGCCTAAATCCAAATAATCGCCACTTTCTAGCGTGCCAACTGGATCGCCACGCCATTGTCCTGGAGCAATAAAGCCGTTTTTAACAAACTGCTCGCAAACTTGCTTAACCGCTGCTATTAGTCTTACTTGTCCTTTATCGGTTTGTGGCACTTTCTTAGCACCTTTTAGCACGTTAAATACTGCTATTTGTGTTCGGTTATTAAAAGCGTCAAGTCCTACGGTTTCGTCGATAAATTTTCCGCCTAAAGCTACACCCTCGGCTATCATGCTTACGCCGTCATAGTCGGTGTAATAATTTACACCTAATTTGTCGCACTTTTCAGCTAAATTTAGCGTGATTGTTTCATCGGTGCCAGCCGTTTTTAGGTTTTTAAACTTCATTGTTTGAGCTGTATTTGATCCCTCCCAATTAGTGCTTAATGCTTTTGCTAGCAATTCAGCACCTGCGTGCTCGTCGCCTGTGTTGTTGTATGTTGCAAAAAAGCGACCGCTGTCTTTGTCGGCTATCTTTTTTATCACGTTTGTATTCACACTTTCAAGCTGTGCCTTGCGCGTGATCGTATAGCCTGCTACGCTTGGGTTTTGTGCTGAAGTGATCCACTCGTTAAGCTCTGCTACTTCCTCGTCTGCCAAAATAGCTGACGAATAAACGCCGTAAAAGCCTTGTGTTGCGTTGAATAATTTATCTAACGCCTCGCTTAGGCTCTCTTTTTTCTGCGTTACGCTATCTTTACCTACGTAAATATCGCTCTTGCCGCTTACTAAATTTAAAAGCACGCCTACAAAGTCGCCGCTATCCGCTTTCTCAAAATAACCCAGCCTTGTGTTGTCATTTTTGCCAGCTGTTGCCGCTCTAATAATAAAGCGGTTACCCTCTGCATCATATACTGCCTTTATTCCGTCTTTGCTAATCGCCGTTGTTAGTTTTGTTGCTACCGCCTCAAAATCTACGCACGAGCTAAAATCCAAATTTGTATAAACTTTATCCGTGCCGCCTACGTTGAGCTTAAAGCTTCCGCTTGTGATAGCCTTTAACTTATTAATGCCTACGTTAAGCGCCGAGCCTCTTAATTCGTTTGCGCTTGCTTGTGTTGTCTTGTTCTCTTTTACCCACTTAGCAACGATTGCTTTTTTAACGCCACTTACGCTAAAAATAGCTTTGGCGGCTTTAGTTGCTCTACTTTCACTGCCAAAATTTAAGGCGGCGTCGTTTGCACTAGCGATACTTACAAATCTTGTATTTACATCATCGAAAGCCTCGCACCAATCATCGCTTATAATAGCTATCACGCTAAAATCTCTATTCTTTGCGATCTGCCCTTGTTCGTTTAGCTGGATATTAACTATCCTTTTTATCGTTAAACTCATCTATTTACCTTTATGCCAAAATCTGCCGTTTTAATCTCGGCTTTTTTAATCTCGTTTTGAGACACCTCTACTCGGTTTATGTAGCTTAGTGTTAAATCTATACTAGCTCGCTCCTCTACGCCACCGCCTACTATTTGGCTTAAGTTCCTAATAGGACTAATCGTTACTAACCCTAGCCCTAAAATCTTAAGCTCTTTTAAGCACTCGCTAGAGTAAAAAAGGGTGTTTAATTTTTCGATTATGAAGTTCGCATTTTTACCAAAAGCATTTACGCTAACTACGGCTTCACGGGTTGAAGTGATAACCTCTTTTTCGCCCTCGATAAATTTATACTCACGCCCTTTTTGTGTGCTGGTTAGCAAATGAAGCGTTAAATATGCCGTCTTATCATTTAGCGTTTTGGAGTAGCTATCACGCACTAGGCTTTTATCTACGTTCAAAGCCTTGGCTATCAAAACTTTCAAGCCCGTCAAATCTAACGCCTGTAAAGTTTTTGTATCCATATTCGCTCCAATCTTGCATATTGATAATGCGGTAATTTATACCCTTGTAAGTGATAACGTCCTGCAAATTTAGGTTAAATTTTGTATCTATCCTAACCGCTTCTTTGTATCTTTCTCCCTCTGGCAACCTTTGCATTTCGTCATTACTCAAAAACTGCACCACTGCCTTAAACTCGTCATCGCCCCTTTTAATAACTTGGCAAAAATCGCTATCCTCTATTAGCTCGCTAACGTTTATCATTTTCTGACCTCGTACGTGATAGAATTTAGCAACTGCCCCGTATCAATTAGGGGCTTTGAGCTTTTTTTACGTTTAATCGTGGTTGGTTTTAAAGCTGGGCTTATGCCGTCGGTTATCGCTTCTTTGCTTATACCTTTAGCTTCTTCACCTACATATCCTAAAGCTGCCTCTAGTGATATTTCGCCTACAATAAATTTTCCTATTGCGGTTTTTGCAAAATTAGCCACCGCCTCAGCATTATTTATCAAGGGCTTACGTAAAAACGAGCGTTCTGGGATATTATGTGCCGGACTTCCAAACTCGTGGATCATAGCTAAGTCTGCGTTGGTTAGCTCATCGCTTCTAGCGTTGCTTTTAGCTGTTACGCCCACAACTATGCTAAGCCCTGCGATCTCGGCTATTTTGCCATCTAGTTTTTCAATCATCTAACTAGCCCAAAATGTGGAGTTACTAGCTTTTTAAGCTCTAGGTAGCGTTGTCCGTATTTAGTTAAATAGTAGCTTCCGCTTTCGCTCTCAAAGCCAGTCTTACCACTTGTATAGCTTACGCTTAGGCTGCCTACGGCTTTACTGCCTATCTCTCGCAGAGGTTGGGGGCTGGCACTAGCTTCCGTGCTTAATGCCCCCTGCATTGCCAAAATGTGAGCTGCTAAGTGTAAAACGCCGACCTCATAAAAACGCCCCCATATTTTTTCGGTAACTTGTAGCTTTGCCTCGTCTAAACTTAGCTCTATGCGTGCTTCATCTACCGCTTTAAACTCTGGGAATTTATTTAAAAAATCGGCTGCCGTCATCTTTAAGCCTTATAATCGGCGTAAAAAATCTTATCCAAACTGCGGATCAAGCAGCCCGTAAATTTAGCTTTAATCGCTATTTCCCAACTTAGCACGCTTCTTTGAAACGGCGGAAAAGCTTGCGGGTGTATAGCCCAATCCACGCTTACTACGTCCTCGGCATTAGTATATACCGCGACGCGGTTTTTGCCTTTACCCGCCAAATCTCTCGCAAAGCCTAGCGGGATGCCTACTATATCTACGTCTACGCCTGCGCTTTCCTTTATGGACTCTTTGATATTAGCTAAAACGTTCACCGCGATTTTACCGCCGCCGATCGTATCGTCATATTTACCCGCCAAACCCATCAGATCGCGGCTATCTACGGCTATTGTATCTGGTACTACTAGCCCGCCGTTTCGCTCATAGCCTAAATCTATAAGTTTAAGAAAAAAATCCCTAGCCTCTACGCCCGTCATCGCACTTAAAGCCTTATTACTACCGCCAGTAAAATCTTGTTTTTTTACCGATCCGTTAGTTAAAAGCCCCGTTACGCGCTTAACCTTTGGATGTCCTATTAGCGCCGTTTTCTGCATAGTTAAAAGAGCTACGCGCTCTAAATTTCTAAGCTTCGCGTCATCTAGGTTTATATCTAGGCGCGCAGCTCTAGCTACGGCTTCGGTGGTATAAATAGCCCCTTTAGCCCAAACTAGGCAAGGCGCTTTTTTGGCATTTATATAAACGTCCTCGGTCTCTAGGCTGGTAGTATTTTCGTCTATTAAACCATTATCTAAATCTTGCGTGCCGTCGGTTTCACCGTATTCTATCTCGTCTGCGTTTTCGCCACCTTTGCTGGTTATGCTCATAAATTTAGCCAGCTGCACCTCTGGATATTCGCGCTCCTTAAAGCCTTCGTTAAACGTAGCCGCCGCAGTCGCTAGCTGGCTTAAAATTTCCTCGTCTCTTATTTTCATATTATTCCTTTCTCATTAGTTTAACAAGATCGCCCGCTACGTCGGTAACGTAGAATTTGTCTTTTGCTGCTGTTGCTGCTAGCGTTGCCGTCTTTGCTACTTTGCCAGCGTCTGCACCAGCTGTTGCCTCTACTTGGATAGTGTCGCCAACTGCCAAGTCGTGATCCTCTTTGCCTTGCACCCAAATTTCTGCCCCGTGCGGTAAGCTCATAACGCTTAAAACCTCGCCAGGTTTATTCGCGATTTTTACACCTACTTTTAGCGTAACGCCTAAAATATTATCGTCACTAGCGGTTAATTTAGCCGCGCCGTTGTCCTTAACGCAAACAAATACGCCGAACCCGATGTCGTCCGTATCCTTATTTACTACCGCTTTTGTTATAACCGGGCTTTCGCCTACTCTCGCCACTTGTCCCGCAAAAGCTCTTTTATCTAAATAGCCCATTATTTACCTCCAAATTTTTTATTTAAATCGATTTTGTTAGGCTTAGCGTCGTAAAATTTATCTAGTACGCTGCCGCTATTGTCTTTATTTTTGGCATTTACACGCATACCCATATAAATAGCTTTAATCTCGCTATCGCTTAGTTTTTTGAGCTCGCTAGCCTCAAATGCTTTACTATCTAGGATTACCGCCTCATAAACGCCCCTAGCGTTCTTAGCGTCGCTTAGTTTTACGTGGCTAAAATTAGCTTTAGCATCTGTTACAGCTTCGGTTGTTGCTGCTTCGCCTTTTAGCTTTTCGATTTCGGCTTTTAGCTCGGCGTTTTCTTTTTCCAACGCTTCAACTTTAGCTTTTAGCTCGGCAATTTCTGCGTTCTCGTCCGTGCCGTCATCGTCTTTTACGCTTTTAGCTTTTACGTCCGCTAGCTCTGTTTTTGTTTTTTCAAGCTCTGCTGTTGTTTCGTCTAGTTTTGTGCTTACTTCCTCAGCCCCGCTTAATGCTTGCTCTAAAAGCTCAACTAGCTCATTGTTAGCCTCGTTAGCTTCCTCCACTTTCTCTTTACCGACTTCGTCGTTATCTTTAAACTTTTTGGCTGCTGTCAAAGCGCCTTTTAATTTATCTATGAATTTCATTTTTATCCTTTTGCTATCACCTAATTTACAATCTTTGCCAGCTCGCCCCTCGGCTACTACTGCCAAATGATTGCCCCTTATATTCGTTTGCCAAATTTTCCCATCACGCTCAATTAGTTTGCTGTCATATCCGCAACTTACCTCCTTTATTCCTTGTTCTTTTATTATTTTGATCGCTATTTCATCGTTTATATATGCGTCGCCTACCAAAAAATCCCCCTCACGGCGCACGTTTTGAATATGCCCTATCGCGGTATCTTTCCAATTCTTAGCTGTTACGTCGTCGTCTGGGTGCGTTAGTGTTAGTGGCTTACCCTCAAAGCTTTTAATTGTTTCAGGGCTAAAAACTTCTTTTTCATCCCGAAAAACTTTATATACCTTGCCACTTGTGCGTCCTATTTCCTCGCCTAGGTATTCCATAGGCTGAATACTTGCCATTTTGGCTTTTGTTATTATGTAGCCGTCATCATTTATTTTAAAATCCATTTATACCCCTATGATTGCTTTTGCGAAACATCGACATTGTATATCAACGCCAGGCTTGCATTTCGGCTTGTCTGCTTCTCGCTTTATCCAAGTTTTGCCACCATCCTTGCTATAAACGCTATCATCATCAAAGCGACATAGCACGCCTTGCATATTTGCGTGGGTGTGCCTTACCCTTTCATCTTTCGCCGTCTGCCAAATATAAAGTTTTACGCCTAGATTTTGCATGCGTTCTTGATCTAGCTCGGCGTTAATCTTTGCCGTCTGATCTCTAGCTATTAGCCTAGCTCTGCTTTTGCTTACGCCTGTGCGTTCGTGTATGATCGTGGCTAAATTTTCAGCCCTACCATTTTTTAAATAGCTCTCTCTTATTGCTTTTTCCACGTCGTTTAGGTAGTCATTTTTTACCGAAGTTATTAAACTCACGTTTTTGGCTACGTATTCGTCTAGTTTTGCTTTTACGGCAGTATCTCCCACAAGCGGGGCTAAATCTACATCAGTGCCTTTTTGTATGTTTTGAATTAATCGCTCTTTGTTGGTTTCATTAACCGCACCTACCACGCCACGGCTTAACTTTTTGGCGTAGTCTAATGTGTCGGCTTTTCGTAGCCCGTCTAATATTTGCGTTGTATGTTCTATTATTTCGGCGTCGGTAGGATTACCCAATAAAAATGCCCTAAGCCTTTTTAATAGCGCCGTTTTTAAAGAGGCTATTAATAGCAATAAGGCATTACGATATTTAACCTCTGCTCGCTTGCTAGGCTGTATAGGTTTAAACTCTTTATTTCGCTTTTTATTAAATAGTTCAGATAAGGTCGGTTTCATCGGCTGGCTCGTCTAACTTTTGGGCTAATAGCTCGGCTTCGGTTATATCATCGGCGCTTATATTTTTAATCAGCCCCTCATCTTTTAGCTCTTTTAAAATTATCGCCTCGGTTATTACACCCTTATCTAGCAAATTACCAAGCGCTGTACTTTTTACGTTTAAAATTTCGGCTTTTTCTTTGTCATTTAGGCTGTCTATGCTGTAAAAATCGTATTCTAGAGTTTCGCCCAGGATAAACGGATCGATGAAGTCATAAACTGGGCGTAATAGTGTATTTTGTAGTTCATTGATTGTTTCATAATACGCTCGGTTATCTTCTTCGCCACTACTAAAGCCGCCAGCACCCTCGCCAAATAGTATGCTAATAGGGCGGTTTAATGCTCCAGCTACCACGATACAGCTCTTGCTCCAAAGCTCGGCTATTCCAGTTAGGTTATTTTCCTTTGTTAAATAGTCGTCTTTCATATCCATTGCTATTGCGTTAGTGTAGCTTTTGGCTTCGTTTATTAGTCTTAGTCGTTTTAGTATCTCGCTCTCATTACCAGTCGCTATTTGCTCGTTATACCCATCCATTTTGTATACATCTATTTTGCACTCCTCGATCAAGTCGCTAACGCTTAACGTGATAGTGTCAAACATCTTTATCACATCAAGGGCGGTGGCTATATCGCTTATGCTTTCACGTTGCTTTATGCCGTAGCTTTTTATTCCCCCTTGCACTATGCAAAGGCGGCTAACGTGTGTTTTAACTCCCTTTACATCATAAAGGCTAGGTCGGTTAAATTTGTGTTCTGCATTTTTTGCTTTAAATTCGCCCTTGCCAAAAACGATAAATTGTTTAATTGTTTCATTAGGCATTAATGGGAGTTGATAGGTTTCCTCGCTTGCGTCTGTTACGGCTAATATCGCCGCCTCGCCGTATAGTAAAACGTTAAATAATAAGTCTTTAATAACGCCCTCAATCTCTAGCTTGCCACAAGCGTTAAAAAACTCTTTTTTGCGCTCCTCGTCTATTTCGCCCCAGTCAATCTCACGCCCCATTTTTAACATATCGCCTATGGTTTTTTTAATGTAGCGTTTAGCTATCCAGCCATTGTTGTAAGCGTTTAAAAGCTGTGTATTTGTGACTAATAATGGCGTATAATCTCTATTCGCCGTCATTTGCCCCATTTTGGTTACTAGGTTTTCTAAGCTATCGGTTATTTTTTGCCCCATTATTTCGCCTTTTATTTTTGATAAATAATAAAGCGTTTTTATGGGCTAGTTTCGGCTTGTGATGTGTCCCCAAATGCCACTAGGCTTATTTTTAAACTCACTAATTGCCATTGTAACCGTATCGACCTGGTCGTCGTACAAATGGCTGTTATCGGCGGTAAATTTCTCGCACTCATCTACAAAATCACTAACCCACGCTCCAGCTCTAGGCAATTTTACATATCCGCTCTCAATGTAGCCTACAACGTCTAAAACTCTAGTGTATTTATCCTTTTGTGGTATTACGGCTCTTACTGGGATATTATTTTCACGTTTTATCTTTTGTATTAGTCCTGTTCCGCTTGATTTGTCCTCTATGTAAAATATTAGTCCGTTATATGTAGTCTTGTGCTTGGCAAAAAAATCTTTAGTGGCATTTTCAAGCTCTACTGCGTCCCATTTGCCACGTTTTAGGTCTAGTAAATAAATGGCGTTGTCATATCCTAAGCCAGCTAATAATAAAACGCTGTAGTCGTTTTGCTCGCCAGTCTTTTGGGCTGTATCCATAAAAACGCCTACCCGCTTAATTCTTGGTGCTACATCATAGCGACCAAACCACACCCCTTGTATAATACCTCCGCCCTTAGTGCTTGGGTGCTGTTGATAAAGGGCGTTCCACGCATAAGAGCCTAACGCACTTTTTATTTTTAAAAGCCTGCTTAAATCGTATCTTTCTGGGTGCAATGCTTCGCCCTCTTTTCGGTGCTCCTCGTCGTATTCGGCTATTGCTGGAAAGGATAAAATTTCCCATTTGTCGCCGTCTTTTTGAGCTTCTTTTATTAGCCGCCCTGCTAAGTCGTCCTCGTGCCACCTTGTCATACCTAATAATATGCCACTCTTAGGGCTTAGCCTTGTATAAAGGGTTGTAACATACCAGTCCCACACTCTATCCCTAAAAGTTGCACTATTTGCTTCTGCTGCGTCCTTGATAGGGTCATCAATAATTGAAATATCTGCACCCATACCCGTAATACCTCCACCTACGCCCGCGCTCCTATACGCCCCCGTGTGTCCTATGATCTCAAATATTTCACTATTTCTAAGGGCGTTTTGGGTTGCGGTTACGACACGCTTTGAGTTTAGTTTTGTTTCTGGAAAAATTTCGGCGTAAGGCTCACTCATTATTATGCGCTGGACATCCCTATTCATTCTTGTGCTTAGATCGCTCGAGTATGAGCTGGCTATTATTTGTAAATTTGGATTTTTGCCAAAAGCCCAAGCTGGGAAAGCTCTGCTAAATAGCTCACTTTTACCACTTCTAGGCGGTGCAAATATCATTAAGCGTGGTTGCTTACCCTCCATTACGTTAAGATAAAATCGCTCTAGCTTATCCGCTATTTCTTTATTAAACCATCCGACCTGATAGTTAGGGTTGATCTCGGTTACAAAACGAATTAGGCTACGTCTTGCCAGCTCGTTTTTAATTTGCTTTTGAGAGTATTGCGTCAAGTGTTTCAAGTTCGTCATTGCTTAAATTTGTTAGGTCAAGTTCATTTTTTATGTTTTGCTGTGCGTTGGTGTTGTTTATACTAATGTTGCCAGTGCGTGAATTTACTCCTAGTGTCAGGCTTGCTTTATCTATGGCTTCTTGCAAAGCCTTATAATCATTCGCATTTAATTCTACCGGTTCAAAATTTTGTACTCCATCGCCCACACCAACTTTTTCAAATTTAGTATTTTTATCTAGCATGTCCATCACTCGATTAAGATTTTTTTGCGTAGCATTAAATATTAATCCGCGGTTATATGCTTCATCTTTAGCAGTGCTCAAAATACTGCTCATTTCTATTTCTGATTTTTGAGTTTGTGCCGATAACAGCGTTATTTGAGCTTCAACTAAATGCTCATTTTTTGGCGTTAATCCTTTGAGTAAATTGGCCACAGTGCCATTTGATACGCTATGTTTTTTTGCTAGCTCTCTTTGTGAAAATTTACCTGTATGAAAGTCAGCCAAAATTTTCTCTTTTATCTCGTCTGTTATTTTTCCCACCATCTACCCCTAAAATAAAGTCAGTTGTTGATATTTTTTCTTTTTATACTTGCGTTTAGGCTTTGTATTTAAATATTTACTTTGGCACATCTTACGCCTACTTGCTGTCATTCTATGTTTTAACACCCAATCTAAAAACTCTTTAGGCGTATTTAGTATCTTGTTAAGCTCTGCTTGATATTTCTTTACCTCGCTTACTCTTAGATTATTAATAACGGTTTCGTCCGTATAAGGGCTATTTAACACCTCTCTTATCAAAAACGAAATTTCCGTTAAATAATAGTGATCCTCTCGCTTTTCCCAGTCTGGGTAAAACTTATCGAGCACGGCATAAAATACGTCTAAATGTTTTAAATTAGGCAAATCCATTTTTCTAATAAATCCTAAACTCGCCCTCTATTACTCCAAGGGCTATTTTTCTCTCTAGTAGTTTTCGCTTTATCTTGAAAACGTCCGTTTGCATTCCTTTTACGTCCTCTATTATCCGCTTGCCATTTTTTAGGCGGTATGTAAAATCTGCTATGTATCTGATCTAGCGTACGGTTCTAAAGCCTTGCCTAGTTGTTTCGTCTACTATTGTGTAGCTAGGCATTAGCACAAAGGGCACTTGGCGGTTTAACTCGCTTATCTCCCCAGCTCGCTGTAAGGTTTCTAACTCTTGGTTTCTGCGCCACTCTTTGGCGCTATCAAAGCCTTTGGTCTTGCGGTTGTGGTATTTGTTCCTAACAATCGCCGAAACGTTGCCAATTCTCATCAGCTACCTCCTCATATTTTTCTATGCTTTCGTGTTTGTGTGTGTGACACCATTGATGACACTCTCTACAAACGGATATTTGCTTGCTATCGTCCTTATCTGCCCCAAACCTGCCATATCTTACGTGGTGACACTCTATACTTTGTTGTTTCTCGCATATTTGGCAAAGCGGGTATGCTTCAAGTAGTCTTAGCTGGTAGGCTTTATTTTTGCTTCGTGTTAATCTCAAAATAGCCCCCTTGTATCATCGTCCTTGTGCTTCTCGTTCCACTTTCTCATTACTTCAAGCACTCCGCTTGCGTCCTTGCGACTTACCTCAAAGCTATCAAGTATCTTTTTGCTTTCGTCCGCTACCTTTGCGATTATGCTCGCTCCGCTTTCGGCTATCGTGATATATACGGCTTTCATATTTGCTCCAAGTATCGTTCAAATATTTTTTTGCCTATCTCGTAATCAACTTCGTTTCTTATGGCCTGGCGTTTATTTTTTATCTTAAATTCGTCTAAGCTAAAATCCTTAAAGTCTGCATTTTTTACGTGTTTTATCACTCTAAAAGCTGGTGCATTTATTTCACTAACTGAAAAACTACTCCAAAAATAATGCCTACCTATCTTGGCGGTCGGCTTTATAAGCGGCTCATAGTATGGCACTACGTTTTCAACTACAAAAGCTTTTTTACAAAACGTCTTAAGATATGATATAAGCTCATAAAGTCTAAAATCAGGCAATACTCTCGTTGTTTCATTGCGTGAGTTATTGCAAAAATTTAACCTACTATGACTTTGGCACGGAGGGCTAGCCCAAATAAAGTCAAAATCTAAGTAGTTTTTAGCAGCGTAATCCCAAGCATCGCCAACTATTATCTTGTCGTTTGGATAACGCTTTGCATATGCTTTTGCTATTTCAGGGTCAAACTCAACGGCTGTTACCTCTATGTTTATGCCTTTGTCTCTTGCTACATCATCCCAATACTTGCGGTTACCGCCAAGCCCTGCAAAAAGGTTTAAAACTTTCATCTTATGCTCCCTTTGCGATATTTACCGCAATGGTAGATAGCCCTAGCCTTGTTTTTGCTTCATCGCTCATTTTTAGTGGTGCATCTGGGTCGGCTGGCAAAAGCTGTGTGTTATTCGCCGCTATTTGGTTTTGTTTTACTTCGCTTTCTCTTGTCTTGATCTGCACAACGCCTATTTTCTCTTGGTGTTCTAGCAAATACTCAAATAAATGGCTTTCCTCGTCGTTTGTTAAGCGTTGAAAACCGCCGTTTTCTAATACCCACTCATTTCTTAGTACGCCGTTTGTATCGACTGAAATTATCGTGCTTTCTAAAAAGCCACTACCAGTTCCGCCATTACAAAGCCTTTTGCCTCTGTAAATTTCTTTACAAAACGCCGCTAAGGTATCTACATCGTTAAAAAATCTAAGCCCCTTTTCTCGCATTTTTAAAAAGACGATCTTGCTCCACTCCATTGTCGCCCTAAAAAGCAAAGCGTCTGTGTTTTGATACTCTTTGCGGTACTTCTCAGCAAAGACTGAAAATTTAATTAGCTCACTTGTCGCCACATTTTTTAAAAGCAAAGAGTATTTAGCTAGCCTCGCAGGTGTTAAAAACCCCCTGCTATCGCCAAATAGTTCGCAAATGATTTGTTCTCGCTCACTCATAGCGCCATTTTCCTTTCACCGCTGATTATTTCGTTCGCTACTCCCTCGAAGTATGCGTCGTCCATTTCGCCTGCCACCATTGTTTCTCTTACGGCTAGGCTGGTATTAGTTGGTGTGTTTTTACACTTGCCCCCTCGCTCTCTTTCCGTGCGAGCCCAATTTCTCATAGCGGCTTGCCAGTCTTTCATCGGATTTTTGCCAATTACCCAGCCTTTGCTTTCGTAGAAGTCATAAAAGGCTTCGCAATCAACTAGGGCTAAATTTGCTTTTTGCTTATAGGCGGTTAGTTCATCTAGCGTTGGTTTTTGAAAACGTTTAGCTGGTTTTTTCTCATCCTCGCACGCACGCACGCACGTAGAAGCGTTAGCTTTTTCTTTCTCTAACTCTTTCTCTAACTCTTTCTCTTTCTCTTTCTCTTTCTCTAGGGTTACGTTTTCGTTACCACTCGTTACTGCGCCGTTACAATGTAACGCTTTAACCTCTTTTTGTTTAGCTCTAAATTCCCTAACTCTCTTTGCGCTGTCGCATTCTTTGCCACTTAGGCTTGCTGCTTCGGGGAGTCTCACATCTTCGCCTTCGCCTTTTTGCAATAATCCCAAACTCTCAAAGATGGCCATAGCGGCTTTGACATTTATCTCTTGCTCCCTTATTTTTAGTGCGATCTCGGCTTCTATCGTCGGCTCTATACCATCAAAAAATATAACACCGTCATTATCTAGGCTTTTTAATAAAAGCTTAAGATAGATGCAGGTGTAAGTATCTCCACCAGCTACGCTCCTTATTTTTAAAATTTTAGGATCGTCGAAAAAATCTTTTTTTAGCTTTAGCCAATAATATGCTTTACTCATTTTTTAATCCTCAAAAAGTTTTAAAATTTTAATTTTTCTGTAAAGGTTGTATGAATTTGCTCTTTCAGGGGTAACCGAAATATAGTTAAACTCCGATAATCGTTTTAAATATTTTGAAATAACGCTCTCTTTTTCTTGTATTGCGCTAGCGAGCATCCCTATGGTTTTGTTGATTCCACCCTCATTATCTGCAATAGAAAAAAGATAAAGGAGCAGTCTAAACTCCCCACCTTTAAAGTCGTTATCTAAAACCCATTTTAAGGGGACAGTAAAAAACATATCTTTTATTTTTGTATCACTCATCTTAGCCCTTTCCAAATTTCAAAAAATGCGTCAAGTATCGCCATAACACAAAGAGCCACTAAAAGATATAATGGAGTAGCCATCACGCTATCCTTTCAGTGGGTTTTAATATTGACGTGCTACATCCGCTTATTGCGTCTTTTTTTGATCCGATCTCTATCAGGAAGCCGCGCGCTATTAGCTCATTTACACGGCCGCAAACGCTATTTATTGCTACGTTATACCAGCGTGAAATCTCTTGCCTTGTCGCACCCTCTTTATGCTCACAAAACATTTCATATACAGCTCTACGTTTGCCACTTAGCTCAGGCTTTAGTTTGTTGTATGCTTCTAGACTGTTACTTGCGACCATTGCACGCTCCTTAAGTTATCTTTCATATAAGCCCTTTTAAAATTTCAAAGCGACCAAGCCAAGAAATCCACAAAAAGGACTTATATGACAGATAAAGAGATAGTTTTAGAACTTACAAAACTCGCCATATCAAACAAAAGATATACAAGCGGCGAGAAAAAGAATGACTTGCTTGGAGGGGATGTCTCTGAAATTTTTAATAAAATAGCTCAAGAGATAGCCCCAACGCTAGAAAAACTCAATAAAGACACTAAAAAAGACTAACGTAAGCGTTAATCATTTTTGCGATCTTAGCTTGGTCGTCCATCTCAAACTTATCCAGCTCTTTCATCATCTTTTTTAATGACTTACGAAATTTCTTTTGAAATTTTCTCTTTGCAAGCTCTTTCTCTAGTTGTTCTTGCGTTTTTTTCATCTCCTGCCCCTTAAAATAAATTTACAAGCATTGACTGCCACCGTAAACACGCCAGCTAAGATAAACCCGCCGACGAAAAGCGTTATGCTAGTCTTTAAAATTTCGATCATTTTTAGCCTTTTGGAGTTTTTGAAGTCTCTTGTTTTCCTGCTTGATTATCCAAGCTCTGATGTCTTGCCAAGCGTCAAGAGGCACATTAATTTCTTTTTGCGCCCAAATAACTATTTCCATGCGTGGAAAAAATTTACGCTTCTCACTCAAAATGTGCTTCACGCTATTTAACGTATAGTGTTTTAATAAAAAATTTTTGATTTTTTGGTATGTTTTATTTGTTCTCATGGTGTAAGTGTATATTAACACCACTTAAAATAAGTTTAAAAAGTGGTATTTATTCATTCTATAAATAAATTAAAAACAAAGTATAATTAGTGTATTTATCTTACACCTAATAAAAAGGAGATAGTTATGAAAAGCAACTTTAACTATGAACTTGTCAGACAAGCCATGAAAGATAAAAATATAACACAGGCAATGCTTGCGGACTACTTAACACAAAATGGCATCCCAACGCCAATAGATACTGTAAAATCGTGGTTTAGAAAAGATAACGATAGGCGCGTATCACCAGAAATTATCAAAATAAGGCTTATAGGGCGGTGCTTGTCTTTGGATGCAAATCAAATGATAAATGGCTTTAATAGTGATATTAGTTCGGTCAAAGAAATCCCTATCGTAGGCGAAGCTAGTTGTGGCATACCGGAGCCAAATTCATACCAAGACTACGATCAAAAGACCTATTGTAGCGCCGATATTTGGAACGAGGACATGTATGCAGTCATCGCAAGCGGCGATAGCATGTATGATTTGATAGAAAGGGGTGATGAAGTGATTTGTGACCCTAGAGCCGATATACTGAGTGGGGACATCGTGCACTATGAATTTAACGGGGAAAGTGCTATCAAGGTTTATTTTAAAGAGGAAAAATTTGGGGTTGTCAGGTTCGTCCCATATAATAGAAGTGGGGAATTTCAAACTCTTAGCTTTAGCGTGAACGATGAGTCCTTGCAAGATATAAAAATGGTCAAAGTCATCAAAGTCAATAAATCTATGGAAAATAATCGCAAAAACAGGCTAAGGGCAATGGGACTAATATAAGTCCATTGCGAAGTATATAAAGGGCTAACGTTTGAGGATTATGGGATAAAGTAGACGCGTAGTCGGTAGCTACTCCATAAACTCAAAGAGGTTTTAAGGGAAGGGGCGGTGTTGGGGAACTATAGCCCCTCCCCCACATCGTAGCACAATACTATTTATTATTGAATTTTTATAGTATTTTTGATAATATCCTTATAAACAAGGAGAGATGTATGACACAAGCAACATTAACCTATAGCCAGCTTGAAAATACTGCAAATAAATTATTAGAAATTTTTGGGCAACAAAATAATGATTTTGTAGATGTAGTTTCTATAGCTCAAAATCTAGGGTATAACATCATATCGACATCTTTTGACGAAGATATATCGGGGATGGTTGTTTGCAATGACAAAGAAAAGTCAATTTACATCAACAAAGATGACTATTTTAAGCGAAAAAGATTTACAATAGCTCACGAGATAGGTCACATTCTGCTTCATCATATAGATAACGGTGAGTATTTTGTAGACTATCGCAATAAATCCACCTATGATGCTAAAGAATTTGAAGCAGATAACTTTGCTGCAGCATTGCTTATGCCAAGAGAAATAAGTATAGCAAATTGGCAAAAAACACAGGATATAGATGATTTTGCAAATTTAATGCAAGTCTCAAAGGCGGCAGCGGCCATTAGGCTTATGAATTTGGGGCTAATACAGTTATGAGTACGTCAAATTCTAACGATATAGTAGATAGCCTACGAGGCAGCATAAGAGAAGACCGAAAAGCAAGTGAAAGGGAGCAAGAAGAAGAAAAGCGCAAACAGGACAAAAAGAGCAAAGAGACTTATGAAAACACTCCCAACGAGCCCGGCAATGAAAGAGTTTCAAGAGGAGAGGAATTAAATGATTCTATCCTTGGGGCGAAAAAAAGTTTTGTAGAATTTTTACAAGGTCTATTAAAAAGTGATTGGGTTAAATGGTGGCTTAGGCT